GAAGAAACGGCACTCAACGTACCAGCGGTCCCATCCGCTCGCCGTCCTGAGTAAGCAGGATTTCCGCCGATGGCGTCAATCAAGAACCTGGAGTTTGCCGCAGGCGCTCCGACAAGTTGGATTACCGTACCACTGTGGGTCGGGACGGACGGTATGATGCTATTGGCATTGACTACAACTGGGGCATATCCCGCCGCCGCCGCGAAGGTTGGACTTGACTGGATCGCGACCGTCCCCGACCCGGTGATCGTCCCACCGGTGAGGTTCGATCCAGCGACGAGTTGCGTCACGGTGCCAGTGCCGGGAGCTGAGGCCGAGAGCGTGCCTGACGTCAAGGTGACGTTGGACCCAATCGCGGTCACCACACCGCCATTCCAGTCGGGCGTTAGCGTCCCCGTGGCCAGAGTAAGCCCGGCGTGAAACGCAGTGAGAGAGCCGGCCTGATAGGTGGGGGTGAGCGCCGTTCCCACGAGCGACAGCCCGGTTCCGAGTGATGCCACCGTGCCGCCATTCCACTCGACGGCGAGCGTGCCTGTCGTGGTGATTGGACCGCCCGTGATCCCCGCGCCCGAGGTAGCAATGTTGGTGACCGTGCCGGTCCCCGGCGCCGTAGCCGAGAGAGTCCCGGCGGTCAGTGTGACATTGGACCCAATGGCCGTGACTGTGCCGGCCGTCCACTCTGGCGCGGCGGCAGTGGCCGCGAGTGAGCCCGCCGTCAGTGTCAGGCCGGCGCCAAACGGAAAGGCAGAAAGTGTCCCCGAGACGCCCAGGTTGTCGGTTGCCGTTCCACCGGTGACCTGAAGTACGTCGGTCCCTGATACCGTCGCGCCATTACCCACAAGCACAACGCCATTCGCATTACCCACGATAGTAAGAGGGGTCACAGAAGTAACAGATCCGATTTGTGAAACCGCAAATTGCATCTGGCCGCCATTTGCCGTGGGCGTAATGTTCTCGGCCGTTAAAAAGGTTATACTCGCATTTGCAACGTAATTCGTGCCGTCGAACGCCAGCCCGTCCGCAGTCCAATTGGCATATCCAGAAGAGCTCGCGAGCGGAACGCTACTGGTCCCATTTGCCTGACGGGAGGAAAGTCGCCCGGAATTGTGGCCGAAAGCATCAAGCAGAATACGTGTGTTTTGGCCGTTGATATTGCTCAGTTGCAGAAGCGTCCCGCTCGGCAAGGGGCTTGCGGAGACAACCGTTCCGCCGTCCAGGACCATCGGGAACGTCGAGGACACTGAGATCGTCGGCGAGTTCTGTAGATTGAGGGTTCCGCTGGTCGTTATCGTCCCACCCGGCCCCGCGCCAACATTGAGGTTCGATCCAGCGATTATCGTCGTTGTCGACCCTCCCGCGCTGGCACTCAGGGTTCCTGCCGCGATCGTCAGATTGGCTCCGATCGCCGTTGCTGTTGGTATTGCCCCCACGCTGCCTGAGTTACCCAGGATGTTTCCGGCCGCCACAGTGCCGAGGTTGATGGTCCCGGAGGTGATGGCGAGCGATGTGCCGACTGCCGACACCGTCCCACCGCTCCACTCGGAGGGTTGTCCTGGCGGCCCGGGCAGGCCGTTTGATCCAGGTAGTCCAGGTGCCCCGCGCAGTCCTGTCAGTCCAGCCGCTCCCGCGGCGCCCGGCATGGCTGGCGCGGATGGAACCCAGGGCCGGATTTTTTGAAGGGCCTCCTCGATCCCCGATATGCGACCGGACATCCCGGATGATGAAGATCCAGCAGCCTGGAGCACGGTTATCGAGGTATTAAGTTGGCTGATCTGTTCCGATATGGTTAGATTGTTGCCTCCGCTGCCGCCGCCGCCACTCGCACTGGCCGGCGCGGGCTGTCCGAGGTACGCCAGTATCCGCGTTATCACCTGGCCGAAATAACTGGTCGCAAGGATCGGTTGGCCGTCGCCAGTCTGACCGATCGGCTGATCCATCGCCATCGGTGTGAGTTTGGTGGGCGCTACGGAACTGTTTTTGCTGCTACCAGACATTTTAAGTGGCTCCCCATCTAAACCCAGGGCGTCCCGAAGCTCTGTCGTTCATGCCAAAGGGTGCTTCCGATGTCGTACACCCATGTGGCGCATCCACTGAAGAAATTGCAAACCACGAATTTATGTCCCTCCTGGTCGAGAACGAACATGCTGACGTCGTTGAACTTCAATGGATATTGTGCCCATGCGTGCTCCATCGCAAAGGTGCTTATTCGCGTGGGCTGAAACCCATTCAGGCGGTAGGAGATCCCATCTTCGCCGATCCAGAAAACCGTATTGTCCTCTGAGCACACCGCATAGGGCGACGCCAGACCACGGGCAATTTGCGCTGCGTCATACCGCAGAAACGGGAATGTCACGGCTCCCGAGTCCCACCAGATTTCCGTATAGGTCCGGCAAAACAACAGCAACTGCTCATGATATATCTCCACGGCCTGAATGAAATCGCTGCCCGAACTGGCGGTAGCGAAGTCCAAACCAGAATATTGCGTTCCATCGTTAATCGAAGACAGAAAGAACTGCCGAGTGTTCTTCGCACTGAAGACGAAATAACCGTCGAAGTAGCGAACCGTTGTCGCCGGCTGGAAGGACGGAGCGGTGATCGCCGCCAGCGTATTGGACGGATCGATGATAATGGCGCCCGCGGTGAGGACTGCCGGAAGCGGATCAGCAAACGCGATACCGAGATCCAACGGTCCCACAGTCACTGTTGCCGTCGTGGTCAACGTCGCGCCGCTGTCGAGTGCTATGAAGATCGTGTCGCCGCTGGTAATCGTCCCTATGATATTCGCTTCGACGAAAGTGGCGCCAGCTTCCTGAGTCGCCGTCGTCACCTGATTGAGACCGCCCCACTGAAAGATCCAGGCCACGTCGCCATCGACCATGACTAACTGGTTGGCATTGTCCGCCATGGAAACATAGAGTCCTCCAATCGACGTCTCGCCCCAGAATGTTGCCGGCACCGACGTGCCCGCCGGGGCATTGAGCGCGTCGGAGTAATTGATGGACCAAAGCTCCCCGCCAGATATCGCATACAGGGTATCCAGCATGATGTGCATCTGCTGCACTGGCCCGTTGCCGAACCGAGAGAACAGGTTGAGCCCGGGAATGCCATAGATCGGCATTTGGGTCTTGCCTTCTTTCGGTGTCGGCTCGACGAAGGCGTTCATGCACTGCTGCGCGAGCAGTTGCATGCTTCTGGCCTGATAACTCTGGGCTGCGAACTGAAGTTCAGCCATGGCCTATCCTCGCCGCGCGCCGGGGTACATGGCAACCCCGAACATTACCGACTCAGGTTCCCGATCCCATCCCTGGGCCATGCGGAGCTTTTCGGCCGCCTGCATCCCCACTGCCTGGAATGCGCTGATCCGTGCCATCGCGCCATAACCGACGCCGGTCTCAGGTTCCTTTCCGTACTCCGGCCAGAGTTCGAGTGCCAGGTTGAAGGCAATGGCGTTCTGCCATTCGACCGGGAAATCCGCGCTAGAGGTAAGGTCCGTCAGCAGCGCGATCGGCCTCTGGGCTGTGAACCGGAACCCGAACTGATTATTCGACGGGCTCGGCCATAGGTTGAGCAGTGCTGAGCCAAGCTGAGATGAGCCAAACGGCGTTGGCGAGGTCTGCGGATCGTAGAAGAAGGCCGTTTGCACGCCGGTCGTGTTCTTGTTCGGTTGCTGCTGATAATCGAGCCGCGCCCACATCTGCATCGGCGTGTCGATCCGGCTCAGATAATTGTATCGTCTGCCGCCGTAGACCCGGAGCGGCCGGATCAACGGCGTCGTGTAGTCGAAGACGATCGCCGGCGCGCTGGCCTGAGACGGGACCGAGTTCGTAAGCGTCACGACATTACCCGCCGGCGCACCGTTCACGGTTGTCCAGAAATTCGTACCCAGGTCGAGCTGGATCCCAATGTTGTCCCCGCTCTGCACGCCGGAGGCGGACGTGAGTGTGATCGTCCCGGCGCCGGCCGCCGCGGTGACCGCCAGCGTGGTCTGAATGAGCGTGTTGAACAACGTGGCATGATCAGTGCTGGCGCTGCTTATGGAATAGCGCGGTTGCGCTGGCTGAGGGAAAAGGATCGCCTCTTCCTCACACCAAACATGGATGTCGCTGGCCTGCCATTGTTGGATCAACGCGTTCAGCGCGATAATGCCGTTGTTCACCAGGCCAAGCGCGGGGACGTCCTGCGGCCCGATGGCGTTACAGATTCGCAACGCGCGTGCGATCAGTTGATAGACCGGCTGGACGAATGGCAGCGTGCTGGTCCCGGTATCCTCTTTATCCCAGGCAATCAGCATCTCCAGCTTCGGCCCGGCCTGCCCCTTGATGATCTCCATGATCGTAGGGGGAACCCCATACTCGGGCCCGATCTCGGCGGCGAGCATCCATTTGAGCGCGGCCAACCACTCCGCCGGGAAGTCCGGGATGTTGGCGAGCGTGGCGAAGTCCTGGATCGGCCGTTGCGCGGTGAACCGAACAGCCATCGTGTCGTTGAGCGCCGCCGGGTAAAAACTCATGACCGCGATCAAATTGGCGTAGGCACCCTGGCCAGTCTGCGGATCGAAGAAGAAGTTCTGAACGATGCCGGTCGCTTGTTTCGTCGACAGGTTCGCGTAATCGAGCCGCGTCATCGGGATCAAGGGCGTCTCGGACTGCGTCGCATATGTGAAGCGCCGCGCGCCGCGCACTTTCAGCGGTCTGGATAACGGCGCGGCAAAGTCGAAGACCAGATTGGTCAATGAAGCCTGCGAAGGAAGTGCGGCGGTCAGCGTGATGGTTGCTCCCGATGGAGCGCCGTCTACGGTGGTCCAGAAGATCGAGCCGACGTCGAGTTGAATGCCGATCGTGTCGCCGCTGTTGATCCCTGCAATCGAGGCGACGGTCGCTGTGGTGCCTGTCGAATTGACCGTGATCGAGGTCGTCGTGAGATCAGCGAACAGGCACGCGTTATCAGGACTACCGGCGCCAAGCTGATAGCGCGACTGCCCCGGTTGCAGGAACAGAATTGCCTCCTCCTGGATCCAGACATGCGCGCCAGAGACCTGGATGTTTTTGACCAGAAGATTGAACGCGTCGAGGCCATTTTGAAGTTCGACGCCAGCGGGCGTCTCATCCTCTCCGATGGCCTGACAAATACGGAGCGCCGCCGTCAGAAGGCTGATCGCCGATGCTGAGTAGGTGTAGGTTCCGCTGGTGGTGAGGACTGCCATTAACCGAGCCCCTTATTGAAATCTCCATAGGCGCCGATAATGGCAGGCCGTGCCGCGTCCGAATAGGTGAGCCGGAATATCCACTGCCTGGCGTGACCAAGCGCCAGCCACCGCAAGCGCTTGCGATACTCCCCGGCGGCTCCCATGGAACGGAATTTCTGCATCGGTTGCCACGTCACGCCGCCGTCCTTCGATATGTCGAGCACCATGATTGGGGCGGTCTCCGGGGCGTTGGGAAGTCCGAGCCCTGCCTCAACCTCGATTTCGAACCTCGGAACGAAGATGCGCTTGCGGTCATCGTGCATCGGGGGGGATGTCACCAGCATCCGCATCGGGTTGCTGTATTCCTTGAAAATGGTGAAGTCCGACAGGCCGATGACGTTGCTGAACTTGTCGCCCACAAGTGCCATGCCGTGCCAGTTGATGCCGCACAGGCCGCGCCAGCCGCAGAGCGTGGCCCCGGCGCTGACGGGCGCGAAAACCGTGCTGGTAGAGCATTGCGTGAGGGCAGAAAAGCCGCTGTCACCCGCGCCATTGATGGCATTGACCTTGAACTCATAGGCAGTGCCCCGGTCAAGGCCGGTAATAACCTGACTGGTCCCGGTAATCCCCGTTATCTCAGTGAAGGAGACATCGAGCACCTTGCGATAATCCAACGTGTAGGATGTCGCCGCGGCGCCGGCCGGTGTCCAGGAGGCTGTAAAGCTGGAGGTGGTATGCGTGTCGCCGCAGAATGGGGCTGGAACACCCGGCTGTAAGGGGATCGCCGTCAGGAATACCGCGACACCAACGACGTTTCCCACTCCAGCCGCGAAGTCGAACACATCCCGGACAACCGCCGATCCAAGCGCTATCAAGGACGAAAGTTCGTGCGCGAGGCCCTGGCCGGATACTTGCGCGCCGCCCAGATTGCTGGACCCGCTGAATGCGGCGCCGACCATCCAGTAATTATAATTGCCGCCGGCCGCGAAATTGGCAGCGACGCCGCCACCCCACCAGGCTGAGAAGATATCAGCCGTTGGATTGACCAACTCGAAATAGTATTGGCCGGTCGCGTAGCCATCGACCGCCTGCGCCATTCCGGCAGCAGTCGGAAAGGAGCAAGCAAGGTCCGCTCCGCTTATCGACGCACTGCCATAGAGCTTGGTCGGATCGAGCGTGGTGAAGCCGCCGCCGACATGCGGCCAGCCGGCGGTGTATCCAGAGGGAACGGAGAATGAAAACCCCGTCGCGCCGAAATTACAGGTGATCCCGGCATCGCCGGTCGCCTGGACTGTCGGGAACATCGTGGTGCCAGCCATCGCCGAAATGTCGATGCCGCCAACGTTGGCAACCGGATCGGCGGACGGGCTGCCGTTCCATTCGCCGTTGTTCAGTCGAAACCAGACCTGAAAATTCGCCATTTCAGGTCAGACTCAGTTGAAGCACCGAGTTCTCGATCGGATCACCGAAGAGCGACCCCACACTTGCGGGAAGCGGTGTGGCCAATGTGAAGATATACCCGGAAATTCCGCCAATATGGGTCAGAAAATTCTCGCCGCTATCCAACATGATCTGGATGCGATTGCCGATCGAGAAGCCGACAGTAGAGTCTACGGTGATGGCGCTCGACTGACGCGCGGACGGGGCGGTCACGAAGGTGCCAAGGATGACGAACTGATTGACCTGCCGCGGCCGTACGAGTTGGGCCACCTGATCGTCTCGTACGCCAGTTACGAAATCCTGGGGTTGCTGCGGTTCCCACCGGTCCGGAGCCACCGCCAGATTGCCCGTCTGGCCGCCAGGAATGATGCGGGCTTTCGACGCGCGGATTTTGAAGCCGCTCAGGTCGTCTAAAATATAGTTATCTCCGCCTATGTAATGCCGATCATCAGCCGTGACACTACCCTCCTGGTTATCCCGCGAAAAGGAATTGCGATAAGCGTGCCGGGGCGGACGCTACGCTACCTCGGCCATATCCAGCACCGCTACCCAATCCCATGCGGACGAGTTCCCGGTGGGGTTTGTGCAGGTGATGTTGAAGCCACCGTTGGTGGTGTCGGCGGTGACAGAAACCGCAGCTCCGGTGACGGTGCCCCTTGTGAGTGCGACGGGCGTGCCGAGCGCGAGGGCCGTGGTCGCGAGCGTTCCATCGACGGAAATCATACCCTCGACGGTCCAGTCATAGTCGGTCCCGGAGGTGGTCGCGTTGCGCCCGTGAACCTTAATCGAGAAGTGCGCCGCGGAATTGATCGGCATATTGCATATCGAGGTTGTGGTCGCTGTGGTCGCGGAGGTTGCAAACAGCCGAACGGATGCTCCGGTCGTGGTGCCAGAGAGTACCATACGGGAAGACTGGAACTGCCCAACCGATAATGTATTGCCTCCGAGGATAAGCGCCGGTCTGCCGCGGTCAGTAGCGCGTGACCCGCCTACGACAGATGCGTAGCCGGTGATGCTGCACGAGTCACCAGCCGCGGCGAAGGCATAAGTGCCGGTATTTAGCGTATTGTGTCCGCCTACGCTACCGCCACCGAAGCTTGCTACAAAAACCGCCGCGCCTCCAACTTGCACCGAGGCAAAGCCGGACGCGCCACTATTGGAGCCGCCGATCTCTACCACGCCAGAGGTGGTGGTTGGTCCCGACAGAATATTGATGTTGCCCGTTCCACCAAACGGAACCGGGTAGGGGTTATTTGATAGCGTATACCAGCCGTTTGCCCCCGGCTCCACAGTCGGTAATGGAAAAGAGTTCGCTTGATCGATATGCTCAATCGTTATGTTTGAGGCAGGGGACGGGACAACAATCGTAATGGTGTCGCCAGCAACCGGGGTGCCGGTCAATGGGATAACCAGATCGGTTAGCGCCAGGACGCCACCGGAAACAGCAATGTCGGTCTGGACGTGGCCACCAGAGGGAACCGTGGTCGTGGTCCAGTGCGTGCCGTCAACCGCCGTCAAGAGATATGTTCCGGCCACTGCGGAGTTTGTAGCGCCAAGTGAGAACGTCACAGGAAGCGCGATTGCGACCGCAGCGACAAAACCCTGGGGAAACGATACCGTTGTTCCTGTTACGCCCGAGCAATAGAAGTTGTTCGGGATGCCCGTATAGTAGCCTCCGGCTGAAGCGGTCATCCCCACCGCGACACCTGTAGTGGACGCGAAGGATAGCGAAACACCACGAAACCCCGCAGTGGCGCTTGTGTTGATCGTCACGGGATGTAAGGCGGTGGTTCCAGTGTTTCCGGCGCCCAAGGTGAATGTAAGGCCAGAGTTGTAGCCCTGGACAACCGCTAAGCCTCCCTTGATAACGCGTTGACTATACGCCGGGCCTTGAACCTGGAGGCCGTTTGGCATGATATAGCCGGTATTAGCGAAGACGATCGGGCTACCGCCCTTGTTGGTGGGGTCCACCGAGCTGGTCGCTTCGAAAATCAGGTTATTGTCAGAGTTGCCGAACACGATCCCGTCACCTTTGGCATACCAAGCCGTCAGGTTCCGCATCTGGTTGTAGCTGACGTTGAACGTGCTGGCAGCGGACCCGCTGTCAAACAGGATGCCAGTCGGGCTGTAGGTGCCAGATGTTGAGCGGGAGTTTACATCAATGACGTTAAACTGGCAGCCGGGGCTATCCTGTCCCGATCCAGCCCAGGTATTCATCCAAAAACCGACCTGCCGCGGTTCGGAGACGCCAACCTCGAAGTTGGAAAAAGATACCTCAGTTAGCTGGACGCACACATCCGCCAGGCTGGCGCCATCAAAGACGATGCCGGTGATGTCGTTTTGGTAGAGCGACTGGGTGCCTCCGGGAGTAACCGTAAGCATCGTGGCCCCGCCGGCGCCCGTCCACACAAGCCGGGTCACGGCGTAGAAAATCGTCGGTGCGTTGTCGCGCGGAATGCCGCGGCCTGCGCCTTGCAGTTTCACGCCCGCCGTGTTGATGACCAGAGCCGTGGCGATATTGTATGTGCCAGCCGGAACAATTACCGTTCCGCCGCCCGCTGCCGTTGCCGCAGTGATCGCCGCCTGGATAGACGGGCCAACATCACCTGCCGAGTTCCAACTGTAGGCCAGAGCGTCGTAAATCGATCCAGGAACGACATTCCCAGCGTCAAAGATAGCGGCGCCCGTCATGGTGCCGCCCGCCAGCGGGAGGGCCGCCGATTCAGGAGCGACAGTGAACAGGTTCGCGCCATAGGCAGTAATGACAAGTTCGCCGTACTGGCCTGTCGTCGCGAGGTCGCCGCTGAGACCGTTCGCTGTCACACCCGAGCCGGCCGTGATCGTGACAGGGCCGGCCCCTATCTGGAGCAGCGTCGTGCGGAACGTCCTTGGAAGGCCGCCCGGCAGTGTGACCGCGACGGAAGATCCGCTGAAGTAGGCCACCACATTATTGTTGTCAGACGCCTGGAGGACGTCTGTGGTGCCTTGAACCGGCCGAACCGCCATGCTGGTGCTCCTGTGTCGCCGGATTACCCTGAATTGCTGCCCTGAAGAACCGTCATCGTCACGGTGCCCGAGCCCGACGCCTGGTTAAGACGTACCGCGCGAATGGGAGTCGTATAACTTGTCGCCGCGTTCGCGGAAGCCGTTACGATCGTGGCATCCGGGAAAGCAGTTGTCGGAGGAGATTCGAAAGCATGCTCCACCGCGAAAACAACCGTCCCCGTGACAACGCAGCCAATGCCAACATCGAACGGGCAGGCCAGATAATCCAGCATAATCCAGGGACTGGCTTCTGTGCCCGTGGTAACTACGGTAACCGGACGCATGGCGCTCTCCTCAGAACTGGGCCGCGCCGAACAATCCCGCGTTGATCCCGCTCGTTATCATCGCCGGCAAAACCGGATGTTGCCAGAGCGTCATGCGCTTGGTGCCATCCGACGCTGAGCCGACCAGATACGTGCCGCGCACGTCGCCGGTGGTCGCCGATGGCGTTGTCGTCACGCCCGCGGTGAAGGTGCCCGTTCCGGTGACAATCAGGCTGTTCCAGAAACCCCACACCGAACTGGCCGCCGCCGCGTACATCGGGAGCCCATAGGTGTCACTCTGGCCGATCGAAATGTTGCTGCCTGACAGGGTGCCACCCGGCGTTGCGCTGATCAGCCCCTTGTAGGCTTTCACGCTCTGCGCTGTGGTCGCATCGGCCAGCGTGACAGTCTCATGCAACAGATAGCCATAAGCGTCGAAGCCAACGAGCGCCAATGTCCCGAGATGGTCGTCGCCGGCGCTCGTAATCGTGAGACAGCGCGCGCCCATCGTCGCGGCATCATAGAGCACCGTGAAGTCAGATGCCCCAAAGCGCTGATACACCGGGATCGAATCAATGAACCGCGCGCCGGTCGGGATGATGTTTTGTGAACCCAGCATCAGCGTAGGCGCGGCTGATACCGTGATGCCGGCGCCGGTCGCGGCCCGCAATGTCAGAGCCGTTCCAGCGACCCCGGCCTGGGCAGCGGCAATCGCCACGGCGCTCAGGGTAGACGGGACGAAATCAAGGAATGGGCAATTCGCATCCATCCAGCCGATGACCTGCGCCCCGGTGGAACTGTTCGCTGAGTTGTAAAGGAGGCGGGAGTCCTGAATGCCGGACCCGCCCATGTCGAGCGACGGAGCGGCGTTGGGCGGCCCTCCGCTCGATCCCAGCGTCATTCTCTGCATGACGCGGTGCGCTGGTCCCCAAAAGGCGGTACGAGCCATAGCCGAAACTCCTGATCTGGGCCCCGCTGGGCCGGGCAGATGGGTGTCGGCTACTGGCCGCTGAGTTCAACGATACGGGATATGGCGTCCTTGGGCAATAAGCATGCGCCTCAGGTCGAAAACCGCGCAATCGAATCGACCGGCGCGCGCGGCGCGGGATCGTTTGGAGAGACATCCTGATATGGCGCGTGGCTTGCCTGCGGCTCTGGCATCTCGCCGGCCCGGCGTAGCAGTTCCTCGGTGTACCGCTTGATCGTAATCGAGGTCCGCACGCCCATCTCGATATCCTCATGCAGGTCGGTCATCTGCACGCCGATGATGTCCTTGCCGCACCAGTGCGCCTCGCGGCGCGCATCGTCGATGAACTTGCAAATGGCTGGTGGTGTCCACGCTTCGGCCCCTGGATTGGCGGCGGTGCGCGGCTGCTTCGGAGCCTCGCGCGCGGCGAACATCGCATGGGCGCAGGTGTCTTTCACGACGACAGCGCGGCCGGCGTCGGTGAAGTTGTAATCGATCACCAGACCGGTCCTGAGAAACAGCTTCACGATGTAGAGGGATTGGATAGGCATCGCCGACAACCTCGCTTCTGGGAGAGTACCCGCAACATGACGGTCGGCGATCATTTCGTCAAACGGCTATTTCTTCTTTTTGCGCTCGGATTTCTTCTCGCGCTTGTGGTCCTCTTTTTTGGCTCCCTTGCGTCCGGCCTTGCGCTCCTCGGCCTTCTTCGACTCATCCGCCTTGCGTGCCATCGTACCAATTCCTTCCAAAGGTGAATTCTCGGTAGCTCACACGCCCGGAGTTGCGAAAGCGCCACGCCAGTCTGACCAAAACGCCGAGTACCGCTGGTAGCAAGCAGCCTTCGCGTTCTTGGTGTCGAAGTCGTTGTCTTGATCGAAGGTGATCTTGTCCCGATCAAAGTATTGCAGGCTGCGCGGGATGTTCGTCCTGACGAACCACGCCGTGCTGCTTGAGAAGTAGTGGTTGACCTTGATCCCTTTCGGAAAGGCGCCGGTCGCCCGCAGCACGTTGATCGCGTTGTTCGCAGTGTCGTTCTGTAGAACCGAATGGTAGATCCGGTTCGCCTCGAACCAAAGCGACGGCGGGATGTTCAGCGACTGCGGCAAGCCCGAGATTTTCATGCCGCGGTTGTTGGTCATCTGCATGATCTGGATGCAAAGGTCTTCGACCGCGGTTTCAGAAAGGTCGGCGGCCGTGGTCAGAAGATTGCTCTGATTGCCGGACAACGTCGGATGCGCCGTCGAGAACAGCGACACACCATCGGCGCCCAGGTAGCCAGAGTTGAACCCCTGATTGTAGACGGCGGAAAGGATGTTTTCCTGGGTCTGACGCATGCTGAAGGCCAACTGCTGCGCCCGGCGGCGGGACACCACCTCGTAGAGGTCGTCTCTCAACTCCTCGAACGTCACGATGTAGCCCAGAGCGTAGGCAACGTGCGTGTAGCGGCTGACCGGCCCCTGCGCCTCAACGTCGTAGAATATCTGCTGGCCCTGCGGCTTCACCGGCGCGAGACCAAAGCCGGTGATCTCCGGCTCTTCCTCATACGCCTTGTCCGAAGTGTCGATCTCGAACAGATCGGGGTACTCGGGAACGTGCTCGCTGTAACTCCGTCCCCACCACCCCTTGACCCCCGGCCAGAGCGCCTTGGGATGGGAGCCTGTAGTGATTATGGCCATATTATCCTACTCCGTTGGACTGTTTCTGTAGGGCGAGCGCGGTCATCAGATGCCAGTGCTGTTGTTCCATGGGTGGATGCCGAAGTTCAGCGTTACCAGCCACTTCGCGTAAGCGGACCCGATGGTGTTATCCACCTCCTGGAGTCCCTGAATGATATGCAACTGAAGGTCGGTGGTCGCGACGGTTGAGCTGTCGAGCATCCAGCCGGACATCGCGGACGCGGTGTTGCCGCTTCCGGCGACCATGGACGCGTTCTGGCCGGATACGCCTGAGACCATAGAGCCGCCAACGGAGTCTTCTTGAACACAGTAGAGCAGTTCCGGATCGTCGCAGACGTAGATGTATGCGGCGGTCGAGGCTGGCAGGTAGACGCTGTTGCTTTGGAGCAGTGGGATCGTGGCCTGCCCGGCGTTGTTGGAGCGGCCCATAAACGCGCCAAGGATCGAGTTCGTGCTAGCCGCCGTGGCGATGCCAACCGTCTGAATGCCGTTTCCATCGGAGCTGTTGGTCACGGTGATGACGGGATCGCCGAGGTAAAGCGCTGTCGCGTTGCCTACCGGCACATAGTACGTGCGCACCGCGCCCCCCCAGGGAGCACCGGAACGATACGAATAAGGCTGTAGGCCGCGTGGGGAATTCGCGTTTGCCATGGGTCGTGACCCTCAGGATGTGGGATTGTGAAACGGAAGGGAGCGGCAGCCGGCATGAACTGGCCAGGCGTGCGAATCGGATCGTTGGGTCTGGGCTGCTTGCCCCTTCGGCTCGCTTTATCCTGGTGGCCCGGGCGATTTCTGTTCCCTGGCGCGGTCGGCTTAGCGTCCGGTAATATGAATTCCCGTCTGGGGAATATACCGATTGTCGTCTGCGCCGGGGCCTGCTCTGCCTGAGCGGATATCGTGTAGCCGGTGGTCAAGTGCGACTGCTTGCCGCATCTTATCTTCCTGATACCACCGCATTGGTATTTCCATCAAGTAGCTTGCGCGTCCCCGCCCATCGGCGCGATCGGTGATGCGATTCATGGACTCCCCGGTGTCGGGATCGATCACATGCGCATAGCCCGCGCGTTTGGCTCTGTTGATACGGCCGGGTATGTCGGAAAACCAGTACGGGCGATACCCGGGCCGGGCCGTATAGGCGAGGGTCTGTTCCTGATCGCCGAACGGGACACGATCGACAACCGCCGCGCCGCTCCGGCGGAACAGCGGATCGTCGTCTCGCGCGGCCTCGTCGTTCCCCTCAGGAAACATTGGATCGATCCGTCGCCCCTTCACACGTTCGCCCATAACTGGCTCGGGCGACTGTGGTGCGGCGTTCTGGTCGCCGAACACATCATCACGATTGCCGAATCTGGTCTCCGTCTGGCGACCCGACAGCCCGGTGAGTGAGCGTCCGTGCGCGGCGGCATCCGCGGCGCGCGTCATGTCGTTATCTTCGCCGGCGAGAACATCACGTAATGCCATGGTCAGGCTCCATCATCCTGGAATTGATCCCAGTAATTGGTTGAGTACTCTTCTTTTGTGAAGGGAGCGCCTTTCCCTTCGAGCAATTTCGCATATTTCGCGTATGCGTCCTTGGCCTCTTTCGGCATCGCGTCGAACGTCCGGCGACCGGTCGCGCGGCGCGGCACGGCGGCGGCGGAGCTTGCTGTCACGGTCTGCCTACCTGGCGGATCGTCATCGGGATCGTCGTTCTCTTGACGCGCTGGCGGGCGGCGCGGGGCGCCGACGCGATCCGGGAACTGCGCTTTCATCCGGCGTTCGACCTCAGCCAGGTTTTGCTCAAGACTGAGTTCGGGGCGTTTGGTACTGAGGCCGGTATGGATGATGTCGGCCTCCATCTGTAATTCAGAGTCCTGCTGGTACCAGGGATTGCGCGAGAAGAATGCGGCGGCGGCGGGCGGCGGCCCCGGATTGACGGGTTGCGACACGGGATCCGGACGAGACGGAGGCGCCGGGGCGGGCTTCGTCCTGTCGAGTTCGTCGAGTTCGGTCTGGGCTCGCTGATATGCAACCGTGTCCGCGTTAGAGACAGCGGTCGCTGCCTGCTCCCGCAACTCGCGGCGGGCGCGGTCATAAGCGCGCGTCTCCGCGCTGCGCGTCATCTGGGTAACGGCGTTCAGCGACTCCAGCGCGGTATCGAGCCGGCCCCTCAGTTCGCGGCCCTCAGTCGCCGAGGCGCGCTGCAACTCATCCAGTCGGCGCGACAGGGTATTGTTCCTGTCCGCGAGGATCGCCGGGTTATCGAGGCCGCGCGCCACGAACACGGCGGCCGGAACCCATTTGCTTTGATCCCGGAAGTCCTCTTTCGGTTTCCACCCATTGGCCCGGGCGATGCGCTCGACTTCATCGTCATCCTGGCTCTGGGACGGAACTCCGTCTCCATCATCGCCTGCGGCTTGCGTTCCTGACATTTGGTGTGCGCTCCTGGTGCATTCGCGGGATGTGCCAGGAATTCTCCTGCTTTAGCCGGCAGCGATGGCGGGATCCCTGTTGGGATAGTCGGCAATCCCGGGCGGCTCTTCGATACAGGCGATCGATTTGTCCTGCATGATCCGGTACAGCATGCCGTCGCGTCCGCTGTGTTCCTGGCCAACGTATTTCTGGAAGTACACCCGATCGCCGGCCTTTGGCCGCTCGCCGACCCATTTCACCAGCCGGTCGCTGTCATAAGCGAACGCCTGCGGCCCGACTGAGACCAGAATGCCGGTCGTCGCCGATGCTCCCAAGCTTTCCTTGATCGAATCGGGAAAGATGATCCCGCCCTCGGTCATGTTCGGCACCTGGTCAGGGAACACCACAACCTTATCGCACAGCGCGCGGAGGCCGGAAGTGTTGCTTCCAGACCATTCCACCATGCTGTACGAGCCAAATTGCGTCGGGATGAACCGCGGCGGCAGATCGTTCAGTGCCTCGGGGCCGATGGCCATATTTTCAGGTCTCCTCTCCGTTGGGGCCGATCGTGCTGATCAGCAAGCGCGACCACACGAAACCAAGGTCGATTTGGTGAATGGCCGCCAGCGGGGAGGAGGTGCGAAACAGACCCCCTTGATCCATCGCCAGATAGGTCGTGGTATGAAACGTTGGCTTGTCACGCCAGTAAAGATTGAGGCGCTTCCAATATTCGCGGCCCGAGCGCAGGCTGGAAGCCCAATCCTCGACCTCATCGAACCACCATCGCACCGCGAGGCTTTCGCTCTGGAACATGACCAGGGCATCCTTCGGCAATCGCGCGCCGAGGCCATAGCTGGTCACGACTTCGTACGGCTCGCCGTTCGGCGCCGTATCCATGTCGCGCGCGCCCATGCCCATGACTTTGTCGTTTTGATCGGTCCAACCGGTCGCGATGCCGCGCTCTTCATGCACCGTGAATGTGGCGTTAATTTTCGAAACGGCTTCTTCTGGTGTCATGCCCGATATGGCTTCAGGCTATCGGGCAGATCCAGATCATAGAACAGCCGCAACTGATCCAACGTCATAGCCTCCATCTGATGCGCGCCGAGCAAGTGGCCTTTGACCTGCTCTTGCTGCGCGAGCGAGGCGCCGTTCACCAGCCACGCTTCCAGAATCTGGCGTTCGAGCGATGCGCGGAAGTCCGGGAGATACCGTCCGAATATCAGGTCGGTGACCGGATGGCGTTTCCACATAGCCCACTGCTCGGGGCTGAGTTCACGGAGAAGCGGGGGGACTCGCTCCTCCCCCGGCATCGGCGGTGGGACCGGCTGGCGGGGGCGATAGGGTGGCAATGGCATCGACCTGTGCTTTCAGGTGTTCAATATGTTGCTCCACCCACCCCAGTTGCGCGTCATTGTCAAGCTTCCTCGCCTGAGCCAACGCCAATTCGGCCTTGCATATCTCCCCGATGATCAGCGCCTTGTCATGTTCGTGGCGCAACATCAGTTCGATCATCTCCCGTTTCTCGCGGATATCCAGCTCGCGGCTTTTCAGCAGAATCTTTGGATCAGGCTGCGCCGGCGCCTCTGTCATGTAGCTTTCAGCGTCCGGGATCATCGCCGCGGTGAACGCGTCGAGAATGATTTTCTCCCCCTTGACGCGAGGATCATCCTTGAAGGTCAGCAGGAACTGTGCCCTGCCGAGGCGTTGCATGTCGGTAACCATCTGCGGATCACTGATCGGCTCGACGCCGGCGCCTTTTTCGTAATCTTCCCTGGTGATCGTCTTCCAGTCGCCGCCTTCCTGGTACTGCGATTCCTTACGGCTATACTTTCGGTTCAGCTGGTATTGTTTTTTGAACTCGTAGCCGAGCGAGCGGTGGATCCGCTTGTAGATCGCGGAGAACACCTTCAGGCCCTGCTCGATCACTGCCAGCGTCGTGATGCCTGAGGTGTTGTCGCCCGGCATGTCGCCGACCATGACGTCCTTCACGGAGGCGACACGTTCGCCAGATTCGATCAGGAATTGCAGCAACTGCATCAGGATCGGGTTGGGGCCAGGGAACGGTATCTGGTAAATGTTGTCGCGGATGTTCCCGCCGAACGTGTTGACCGGCTTGTACTCGCCATGGGTGAACCGGACCGTGCCGGTATTGATCGACAGCCCGGACCCGATGAAACCGCCGCCGACGATCTGAAGGTGCCCGGAGTCGATCATCATATTTATGGTGGTGTTCACCGCTTCGTTGATCGGAAACAGGAGATGCCCGAAGCCAAGATCGTAGACCTTGGAGTCGGGGTTCGGGATGAACCCGTATTTCGTATAGACAGCGACGACGTCGATTTTCCGAACCTGGCCCTTCCGGTTGAAATGCACCCCATCCATTTCGAAGCCGGCGACGATGCGCGCGAGTTTGCCGCTGTCGCGCGCCACGGTGATGATGTACGGCTCGGGATAGCCATCGCCATCCAGATCCCAGCGCCGATGCTGTTCCAGGAAGGTGACCGCCGCGTCCTCGTCCTGCTGGCTATTGGGATCGCGCCGCTTCTCGTCCTCCATGGTGACGCCGCTGTCATGGCCATAGGCCAGCGCACCGTCACCGTCCCAATCAATGAACAGACCGGAGCGGATCGCTGTCTCGATTTCGTCCGGGTACATCCGGATCGACTCTGTTTTTCGAGGCGATGTCTCAAAGCTCTTGGCGTAATAATTCACGCATAGCGCCAGTGCGTCGACAGTCTCGCTCACGTTCCGGCCGAGGCTTTGATCGTAGTAGGACTTGCGGAAATACGTGCCGACGATCGGGAGTGCCACCAGAAGCGTGTCGGTCTGCGGTTCCCATTCCTCTTGTTCGAACAGAAGCTGCCAGCTCATGTGCCGGCCGATGCGGAGCGCTCGCTTTTGCTTTGCCCCGGGCTCTTCCAGCCACTGCCGCGGCATCCCCGCCGGGAGCCCCATACCGGGGCCGGCCTGTCCTGGCGGCGGCATTCCGGGACCCGGCTGAGGCGACGCGGCCGGTCCTGACTGCTGCATAGGACCAGGGCCTGGGGGTTGAGCGCCAGGAGGCGGGCCGCCCGGCGGTGGCTGCCCTCCCTGCTGTTGCTGCTGCGCCATCGCCTGATCATGCGCGTGCGCGGCTTGTAGCAGATGCACAAACGCCGGATTGATCACGCCTTTGTCGTCGCCAATGACGGTGCCCTTGACGACGTTGCGATCTCGGATGATCGCCGGGTAAGCGCGGGCGGCAAATTGGATGGCCGCCGTCGTCATCAGCGGATATATGACATTGGAGTTGCCGCACCAGAGGGCTTTGCCGTTGCGGCGCACATAGAGTGTGTGGTGCGGTTCGACGGTGACGCAGGCGACCTCGCATGGTCCAAAGACCGCTTGCCGGTCCATTTTAACGACCTGGATACGGGACTTGCGGTTGATCGCGATCAGGTAGCAAGTTTGAGCCCCGGTGATTTGCCGCCCGTTGATTACCCCTCCGACGACCGCCGCTCTTTCCGCCACGGTCGCGCGCCAGCCAATCTTCTGACATATGTCCTGCATCTGGTCGGACAACCGGCGGGAAACAGTAGAATAGGACCAGCTTTCCTCCTTTCCATTGCGTTCCCGAATGCAGCCATCACCGGCCATCAGGCCATCAAGGAGGGCCTTGAGTACCGGAACGGACGCTGTCAGCAGGTAATCAGGCACATGTTTCTGGTGTGATAAACCAAGCGATCTAAGTTCGTCTTTCGCAGCATTGGGCATCGACCTGGCATGAACGATGTAACCGGTGGGCGTGGCTTTACAGGTGAACCTACAGGCTTCGATGTCGTGCCGAAGGCGTTCGAACTTTACGGGGTTGGCGGTCTGGCTCTGCGCGATAGCGAAGCTGCTCGGACTCTTTCCATAATCCCTGAAAGTTCCATCCTTCAATGTGTGGGTATTGTGTCCAGTGAAGGCCGAGCCCTCGGAGATGTACCAACCCAGGAATCGCGCGTACGCCTCCGCACTTACCCCATGGATCTCCGACAGGGGGTCGCCCGTCCACTGCGACGTAAGCGGGATGTATCGAAATGCCAGACGCTCCTCCAAGAACCGCCCCGCCTCGATGAAATGCTGCTTCTTCCGCTTGCCGAACTTGCTCTCGACCAACATCCTGTGGTTCGGCGTCACCATCAGGTCGATGCTCTTACCGGTGAAATGCACCATTGACAGAGCCGTGAACCGATGGCGCTCGGTCACCGGATAGAATGCCGCGGCACCGGATGGCGCGCGACTGAGGACCCTTTCACCGATGGCGATCTCGGCGACTGGCTTCCAACCCGAATCGGTCAGAACATCGGTATCGAGTGAAAAGCACGCCTCAGGCCATGGATAGGTTTTGTGCTCAGTGACCTGCAAAGCGCAGTCCAGCCACTTGCGATATTTCTCGCGCCAGTCGGCCCGGCTCAGTTCGTCGATGTCATAGTCAGAGCGCACCCGGGCCGCGATGCGCGCGATATCGTCACCGATCTCCGGGTTCGGTTCCATATTGTCGTCGGGATCGGCCGCGATGTTCTTCATGCCAACCCAGCGCGTCAGTTGATCGCGTAACTCTGGATTGGGATGATCATCAGGCTCAGAGGAGATGGGCGGGGACGCACCGGTCCCGCCGGCGAGGGCCGCGATAGAGGATATGCCGTTCGGCGGCGGCGGTGGGGCGAGCGTGGCACTCATCGGCGGTAGACCTCCGTGGTCAGGCCGACATCTCTATCACAGCCGGGACATAGTTCCGAAAGCGGCGTTTTCTGGCGCGCCTTTGAAGGATCGGTTTTCCGGTTCGCCGCGGCGGATGACGGCTCGGCCCAAGGTCGCCGTAACGCTGCACCGTGGCGCCAGCGGCAGTGTGAGGCAGATCACACTTATGCTGAGCGCGGAACTGGCCGGCAAACACCGCAATCTCGTTCCGTTCCATATCGTGGAGTTTGCGCAACGTCGGCTCATAACTGAAGCCCTGCCGGACCGCCCAGTTGTAGTGGTCGACGAACGCGAGGCAATTCACCTTGGTCGCGGTTTCATTGAACGCGCACCGCAGTGCCGGCGGGTACTGCTCGAACACAGTGAGTTCAACGTCAATCGGTACTTCAGCGAGCGGTCCGCCGGCAGTCGCCGCATTGGCCTGGCGCAGCCGCACAAGTTCACCGGTGATGCGCGGGACCATGATCACCGCAACGCCCTGTCCTCATACCTACCGCACCACTGGCCATCCTGCACGATGGGAAATTGCGTGAACGATTGCGGCGAGAGACCTTGTTGCGGCCCACGCGTCCCGGGCACCATCGTTGGGACCAGAAACATGAAGACCTCAGGCGGCTCGAACCGGCAGACGCGATCGACGCCTTCCTTGGCACTGAACTCACAGCCGGCGCATGTGCCGCGCGCCTTGAACAGCAAAAGACTGGACTTTACCGGGGCCAGGGTGCCCAGACCGTTCAACGGCTCGTCTTCGATTTCATCAGGCATCAGTTCATCCTTGTTCGGTATCGTTTTCGTAGTAGAATGCAGGACGGCCCGGCGTGCAACCGCCAGACCGCCCCTGACCACGAATTCCTTGCCTGGAGGAAAAGATGGCTGTCCGATCATTACCTTCTCAGGAAGACCTACGCAACCGTCTCGAATACAACTCAGAGACGGGTGAGCTTTTTTGGTGGCCCAGACCAAAGTCAGACTTCCGGTTTCTGCGCACATTCAACGCATGGCACACGCTGAACATAGGCCGCAGCTCGCCTTCACGGGGAATTTGGACGAGGTTCCTAATATCCCGTGACAGTCGAGCGTCGGCCCGCTGATATTCCTTCGTAATCTCTCTGCCGTGCCGCATCAAACTGCGGCCCAGTCAGGATGCCGGAGCCGAACACCCGGGTGGCGGCATATCCCAGCGCGTCCGCCACATGAGAAAATGAATTCTTGTCTGGGACCGTCGTGAACCGATCGCCGGTAATTCGAAGTTTTCTGTAGTGATATCCACCGAGAAAGGCTCTCCGAAGAATCTTGCAGCGCGGGTGCAGCACGAATTGCGGGCGCCCCTCTTTCAGCATACGGAGCGGCTTACGAACTGACTCAAGCCTGATCTCCAGGGTCTGAATGGCCGGTTCGATCGGAATGCCGAGCGCGTGCAGCACGTCGAAATAGGTCCGCATGTCGGTGGGCGAGCGCGACATACCCGCCGGATCTCCAACGTCCCAGAACTCGAAGCCCGGATAATACCGCGCGCTATGGTCGAGCACCGCCTCACCGATCGTGGTAGCGCCCATCTCAGTAGCCACGATCTCGTCAAAAACGATCCACTGGCCGCGCGGCGTGATCTGGGTAAACACACATGCCGGCGTCAGGCCGCTGCTATCCCAGCCACGGACGATCGGCAGATTCCTGATCGGCTTTGGCCAATTTTCCTTCTTCTCCGGGCAATGAATATCATCCGAATACTCCGGCCAGACGGCCTTTCCGTCCATCTCGAAGCCATATTCGCCGTGAATGTAGATCCGGATCCACTCCGGGCTCTTCCCAATGGCGAGACGTTCATAATACCCGGGCGGCAGGTTCCGAAGATTTTCCGCCGCGGCAGACAGGCCGGATGGCTGTTTGAACAACGCCCGGTACGTCTCGACGGTCAGACCCGTGAAATCCGGAACCTTGGCCAACTTCGCGACCGCCTCGGAATGGTCGGTCTCCTCGAAAAACTTGAACCATTCTGAGTCAACGTCAGGCTGATTGGTGTCCATCCACAAGCCGGACCAGAACACCGGAACGTCCTGACGGCGGGGATATCGGCCAAGGCGCCCCTGCAATGCGTCGATGATTTGCCAGGGCGTCTCGCGCCCTTCGTTCACCCAGGCGCCGGTCAGATCGAGCGACAGAAGATCGCGGATCTGGTCGGGCCGGTCCAGCGCGCGGAAGAGCACTTCGACCTCGGCGCCCCGGTCGTCACCTTCCCCTTTCAGGTTGCGGATCGTGTAATTGTGCTTCGATGGTGTCCAGTCGCCGAACTGGTGGGGTGGAAACCAACTCAGCCATGTACGCTCGGTGGTGTCCTCCAGCTGCTTGCTGGTCGACCTCACGACAGCATACCGACTGCGCCGAACACCGTCCGGCCCGCGTGGAACGGCTACGCCCCTCTGGGCTATTTCGATCGCGCACGCTGAACTTTTCCCGGAGCCAAATGGCCCCGATAGGCCCCTGATAAATGCGTCCGAGTCGAAAAAAGCTCCGATGGTCGGCATGTCGGAGCAGTTGTAGATCGCCATTACGGATGATGGGCGTGCGCAAATGCCTTGGCCAGACCGGCCATTTTACGGACGCGCGGGCTCTTGGAATGCCGGGCCTCGGCCATCTTCTTGGCTGGAATTTTATGGCCTTGTTTTACGCCCAGGGCGGCATGAAGCGCGCCGGGATGCTTTACGACCCCGGCCATCCACTTCTTCGGCTGCGTTGCCATGGTACCTCCGCTAAGCGCCTTCGGTGCATTGCCAGTGGTTATTGGCATCAGAACCCGACCAAGAGGCATTCGAATAAGGTCTGCGCATCAACCTTCACGGCAGGCAACCGGCGCCAGTCGCCGGTCTCGGGGCTCTTCACAAACCCCTTGGCCTTCAGTGACTCCTCGCCGATCGTGCCGTCTGCCACCTGTTGGCGGGTCGCCGTTCCAGCTTTGTAGATGGCGTGCCGCGCCGCCGTGGCCGTGTCCTCTTTCTTCACGGGATCAGCTTGTCACGGCCCGGGATCGGCCGGCGGTCGGTGAACCGTTTCGTGGTGAACGGCTTGACGGAGCGGAGGAACGCTTCCTCGGCCTCCATCACGCGGACACAGCCGGGATCGGGCGGCGTCAGCAGCGTGTTGAGGCGTTCGCGGATGGTCATCGGCTCAGGCGAGGCCGAGTCGAGACACCAATCGCCGTCGTCGCCGGGGTGTTTCTTGGCCATGGGATCAGGCTCCTCGATCTGGCAGGTTCAGCGCGCGCACGCCGCCGAGTCGACTCTGATCACGAACAACGTCGTGTGTCTCGGCGTCCTGATTGGGCGGCTGCCCCTCCATTGTTGGATCAGCGTCTGGCGGCTTGTAGGCGGCGCCGGACGGCGGATGGTACGCGTAATCGGCATTGTTGGTGGCCATGGGATCAGGTTCCTTGTGGCGCGACGGGCGCGGCCGGCAAAGTTGGATCCGGTGCGGCGACGGCGGGCGCGGCGGCGGGCGGCATCATCACCGGTGGCGCCGCTTGCATTGGCGGCATGTGGGCATGCGCCCCGGAATGATGGGCCATCCGGGGATCGGCGTGCTTTGATTCAGTCCTGGCCATTTTCCGTTCCCTTTGCACTGTCGGATGGCTTCGTAACCGAAACGTCTGGCGCCGGCGGCGGCGGGGCCAGCATCACCGGAGGCTCCCGAGCGAACACCGAAGCGGCTTCCGCGCCTGGAACGTGGGGTCCCCGCGGATCGTGCGGTTGCGTTTCCCCGACTGGCATCAGCGCTGCGACATCGGCCGGGACAGGCACGGGCGTTGAAGCGGACCCGCCGCCGCCGGTAGCCGCCGTCCTCATCGCGGCTGCCGGTATCTGGGGCGGATCGGTCGCAGGCGGCGGAAGTATGACACCCCCCGGCTGAGCCGCATCTTCTGTGTCGTGCTCCACCTTGACCATCTCGGCCTTCATGCCGGCGATGTCGTTCCGGGCAACCTTCAGTTCGTCCCGCATCTGGCTGAGATTGGCATCAGCTATCATTTTTGCCGCGGTCATGTCGGTCAACTGCTTGTCGGTATCGGCGAGCTGTTCCTGGAGCAGCGCGATATGGTCGGGCTCGGCTGCTTTGATGCCATCGGCGTCAACGGCCTCATTGGCGTAACTCTCGGCATTGTCTTGTTGCATGCCGAACTCAGCGATCAGAACGTTTTTCAGCGTCACTCGCAACCGGGCGATGCTACCTTCGGTGAACGTCCGGATCTTGTCTCCGAGGTGGACGAAAACCTTGGTCGGCTGATCGGACAGCGCGTGAAAGGTGATGTTCGGGACCGGGGCCAGCACGGGTTCGTCAACCATCGTCAACTCCTTTTTTTCAGGAAGCCCACTTCGCGCGCCGGCGGCTTGCCTTTCGGGGCGGCGGCGGCGGCCGGCTTGGTTCCGGGCCGTTCGGCCGCGTATTCCTCGCGGTGGTAGACCTTGCCGCGAGGCGTCACGCCAGCCCGCGTCACCAGGAAGCCGTTATCGATCCTTCGGACTCTGACTTTCTCGGCGGGCGCCTCGGGCTTTGCCATCGGCTACTTGCTGTGCTTCTTGCCGTCGATGTGATGCGGCCGCGTTTCCTCGGACATCTTGTCGCTGTGATGATGATGAGGGCCGTGATGCGAATGGGCTGTTGCTCCCATCATTCCCTTCCCTTGGTCGAGGGCGGGCGGTCCGGAGCGGTGTTCGTCGGCCAGGTGCATGCCGTCATGGGGCATGTGGTCGCCGTGGTTGCCGACGATATGCGTCCCCGGCATGGAGCCGACGCCGAAGTTTTCGCCCTTCATGGCTCCTTCTCCTTCACCCATACGGTGGCGCTGGCGGACCGCGCCGCCTTCTCCGCTGATTTCCCGGCCGGGCGCGTGACTTGAATTCTCGGGCATTTTGGAACTCCTGTGGGATACCTTTGATTTGCTTGCCCGCTGCTCGCGGTAGGCGGCGGCCTCGGCTTGCTTCGCCGGGTGACCCGCCCGGATCATCTCGGCAATATTCTTACTACGAGTTCGGCCTGAGGTGCCAGATGTCAATGGCATCAACCGTTGCCCTTCGCCCGCTGTTTGATCTGCGCTGGAGTAAGCCGGATGGTATGGATGGCTACCGTCGTCGGCGGCCCGTTCCCTTCGGCCTGCTCGTGACGGACGGCGAGCACGTCGCCAAAGGGCGCCAGTTCACGGACCATACGGTTGGGATCCAGGTGTCCGGCTCGACCGATAATCTCGGTGCGGCCATTGGCCCGCTTGATCACGATCCGGCTGTAGGGGCCATTCGCCATATCTTATCCGATGAAAGGACCGCGCCGCCTCGTCCATTGGCACATTGGGTTGGTCTGACGGCGCGGCCAAGGTTCAGATGTGTTCCGGGAAAGGAACAGGCGGACAGTGATCCAGGCGACGTCCCTCTGTCAATCATCCTCTTGCGGTTATGAACTTCGACCGTATAGAATTATCATCATCACACGGGAGACCGACATTAATGCATACGATTACCGAAGGCTTCAACGTTCTTGCAGAAGCGTGTCCGGATATGACCCTTCGGCAGGCTGCGATCCTGTTTCATTGCGCCGTGACGACCTTGGATCGTGATCGTCAGGTGCGCGAACTCGCCATCCACTTCAATTGGTTCCGGCCGGTAATCTCGCGGGCGGGGTTGAAAATGTCGAATGACGGGTTGATCAAACGCAGTCAGATCCCCGGAGACCGCCGAACATCCGTGTTCACGGTGACGGACGCCGGGCATCGGCTGATCCAGAGCGTTCTGGGCGAACCCGCGAAACCCGAGAAGGCATCACCGAAACGCCGGCGCGGGCTGCGGTGAAGGCGTTTCAGGTAGTCATTTGACAAGGATCGTTCCGAAGCCTGTCACGCGGTCAAAGGGCGGCTACCGGCGCAAGCCGCGGCGCATCACCCCGTTCGTCATCGATAATTACTGGCCGGGCGGCCAAAGGGTAGCATCTCTTCGGCGCCATTGGGGTTCCCATAAACCCTGCTGGGACATCATCGACCGGATCAATGCGTTCCCCGCGCCAAAACTGGTGACCGAATGGCAGTGCCGGATGATGGCATCGCACTTAGGATTGCGCAGGCCGCCAGACAGCCGCGCATTTGCCGCGAACAACAGGAAAATGGACGCCGCCACGATCGCTCTGCGGGTGCGCAACCGAGGCCCCCAACCTCAACCCATGTATGCGTACGAACCTGTGCCGCCGGATCACGCCGGCAAACTCCGCAAGGTCGGCCGCAAACCTAAGCCGAAAAAACCAAAGAAGCGGAAGACGCCTCTGCCGACAGCGACGGAGGGTCTGGTGGCGGTTGGGCGTCAATCATGGTTTGTAAAGGCTGGGCTCCATCGACGACCCGGTAAACGACAGCCCGGAAAGGGTCGTAAAGCGCGTCGAACTGCCGCCCAGAAAAGCTGATCGTCCAACGCTCCATGCCGTCGCGTATCTGTCCAACATATTCAGCAGCGACATGATCTCGATCGCAACGTTTTCCATCTGTTGCAAAATGATCAGTGATCGCCAGGAATACCGCGCGCCAATCCGCCCCTGACAGGTCAAACCCGCGCTGCCAGGCGCCATCTACGGCGGCCCCGGTGCAATATCCCGGGGCGAGTGTGTGTTCGCTCATTATCTTTCTCCTTGCGTCAAGATCATAACCCTGAGAATATGATCAGGCAAGAGAATGATCAAGGAGATCGCCATGTCGCCGCGAGAAGTTGTCGAGAAGTGGATCCTCCAACCATACACCTTTACCCTCAGTGCATCCGCCATGGCCGAGTTGCTGTTCGCTCGCCTGAAGACCGAGGGCTTGTTCATCGGCCCGCTCGTGTCCACGCCTGAGATGGAAGCCGCCTACGTCGAAGACGCGTCACATAGCGGATCTGGACGCGCTGAAACCTGGGATGGAATGGTCCAGGAATGGCTCCGGACGGAGGGTCAGTGAACACCCGCCGCCGATCAGCCACACCTTATATTATAGACGGAGGCGGCCCCTGGATATCGGGGCCGTTTTTCATTCCATCTCCGGGTTGAGCAGCTTCCTGATCTTCTTGCCGGTCGCCACGCGATAGGTCATCGACCCATCATCCGTCGATCGCCCGGGAACTCGCGGAACGGGTTGTGCTCCGGCTTCTCATCGGGGTCGGTGAATGCCGCCGGACGCTTCGCCAGCGCGTCGTGGAGACCCATTATTTCAACCTCAAGCGCAATGACGGACGCGAGCGCGTCTTGCAGTGCCTCGACCAGACTCTCCGTCATGTAGGCCCGCTCTTGCCATCCCCGGGCAACGCTCGACCAGGTGTCGCGCTCGTCTTTCAGTTGCTCGACCTGGGCCTCGGCCTTGGAGGCCCGATCCCCCTTGACCCGCGCATCCTCACTCGCCGCATCGCGCTGTGCGGTCAGTGCGGCAAGCTGACGGGCGTGGATGCTGTCCGACGAACGGCCCCATGTCGCCGCCGGCGGATGGGGGATTTCGTAAATCTCTTTTGTCAACTCAATCCCGGGCAACGGTCCTAACGCAACCTCCCCACCGGGATGCAGGTTCGCGGGTTGAGGAAAAGACGGAACCGAAATTATGAACTCATTCTCCTCTAAAGATTGAAAACCAAACAACTCACTCATGTCGCTGTCCCTCCCTGTTCATGACTTACCTCGCTCCCAGCCGCCATGCCGCCAATCCCAAAGCCGGCCGCTATCCGCGTGGCATTCGAAATCCTGACGTCCTCAAGCAGACGCTCAGCCCCGATCTGATCGGCTTCCGCCGCATTTAATTTTGCGATGTGTGCAATGTCCGGCTTGTCGATGTCCACCCTTGTCGCGTTGCGAACATCCGCCCACTTCCGGAAACAGACTTCCCCGCCTGGAAGCAAACCAACACACGCGCGACCAACATGCGTTTCCTCAAAAGTGTGCCCAGCTATTAACGTACTCATGTCGCCGGCCCTTCCATGTTTATTACATTGCGAACCGAAGTCGCATGCCAACTGCCACCACGAAAAGCCGCAATCCCACACTCATTCAAATAATCCGCCATCGAACGATACGACGCATCCGGATGAATATCCAGAAAAGGCGTCAAACGACCCCGAACCTTTGATGCAAACTCCCGAGCTAACCGACCCATCGACGCACCACCAATGATCCGAGCCTCAGCTAACCGGGGATTGCCAAGAATGACCCCGCGAGCCTTCGCCGCAGCTAACGCAACCTTCGTCCGTTGAGATATTACCGAACGCTCACGCTCCGCAAACGCCGCGTAAATGTGCAGCATGAATGGGTCAGCATCCGCTCCTAACTCCGCTACAATGAACGGAACACGGTGAGACATTAACCCGGATATAAAGTGAACGTCCCGACTTAATCGATCCAGACGAGCTACAATCACCGGAGCACGACGATCCCGCGCAAACCTTAATGCCTCCGCTAAAACAGGCCGACGATCTAACGCGTCCGAACCCTTCCCAGTCTCAACCTCCTGAAACTCCCGGATAATCTGAAAATCGTTCGCCTCCGAAAATCGTGATACCGCAGAACCCTGAGCCTCAAGACCAAGACCAGACTTCCCCTGACGATCCGTCGAAACACGTAAATACGAAACAGCAACCCTCATCCCAGAAAACCCTCCACCAATCCGTAATCAGAAACTCATACCCTGACCGTTATATACAACTACCATACCACTGGCTAAACCGACAAGCGATAATCATCTCCGCCGCGTTAAGATGTCAGCGCAAGGTCATTGCATGCGCGAATAGACCAATCCTATAAATTTCAGTAATTTTTTCCAGAGAAATCGATCATTACGTTATAACCGGATGGGCGCCGCAGATGGGATTTTGGTGTGAGGCGGGGGGGACCCGTCCACGTTCATGCTTCGGGATCGTTGGGGGTGCCGGTGCCCTATCGACCGATCCGCTGGCCTGGGCCTGGGACGGGCGGCCGGCCGAGCCTGAGGCCAGGGACGGGCCGGCCTGAGCCAAGCGCGCGGGGGCAGGGAGGGAGCACGCGGCGCCATCAGGCGCCATCAAGCGTGCGATGCCGATTAACCTGAGGCCAGGATCTCTTCGGACCTGAGGCGAGCGCGCGAGGCGAGAGTGAACGCCTGGGGCCAGCGCTCCACGTGGAGCATGCAATGGGTATACGGTGGAATAGCTACCCAGAACCTATCGCTGAATAACCAATGAAACCAAGTGATTAGGTTGTTCCGGCTTGTCCGCGATCCAACCCCTGAGCCGCGCAAGGTTCATCAGTGCCGCCTGCTTGTCCCCAAGCTTGATGGTGACCGTTCCATCCGCGCGGGAGGTGACCTCGGTGATGGCGCGGTGAACGTCCGGGGAGATATCGGCCGAGTCGCGGAACGTCAGGACCTGCCTAGTACGTGCCTTGTCCGCTGGATCTGCGGTCGTGCTCCAATCGGCTACGTCCCGAACCTGGGCGAACGCTATCCGCGTCAACTCCTCGGCCGCACGGTCCGCCGTCGCACCGAATCGCTCTGCTGCATGTGCGAGCGCCCGACCCGCCATTTCCTCGACATTTCCCTTAATTCTGACCATTTCCGGGGTCCGCATAAGGAGAATTCCGATTTGTGTAACGGCGCCCGATGTTCGTTGCTCGTTCGGGAAGGTTTTTCTGACCGCGGCGGAAATATTGCCGCCGTTCCGGAGGTACTCGGTTCCGAAGGCTGCGACGAACTGTGGTCGGGTATATTTTGAGGCTGCCATGTGGTTGATATTGCGGGCATTTGGATTGTCGTCAAGGGGGATGGCCTCGCGTGCTCGGCCCGGTTGTCATCTTCCCGGGAGATTTCCTTGCCCGAATATCCCGGGGAGTTTGAGGGGCAGCGCCCCTCTGGGGAGTTTGAGGGGTTTCCCCTCATTGGGAGATTATTCAGGCTCCGACGTTTCCTCTTGACAGGCGGTTGATCAACGATCAAGAGCGAAGCGGGAGACAGGTACCTAAGTACCTACCTTCTGAGTCTGTATCCGCGGGCGCACGCATAATGCGGGCGGGCGGGCGCGCCTGGGGGAAGAGATGCGAGATAACCCAACCGGTTTGGATTGATCATATGTCGTGGAATGGTCCGGCTGATCGCGGGAATAAACTGGTTCATGAGAGAGGTCTTGGGCGTCAGTCTGGCGGGCCGGCTGGTCTGGCGGTTTCTCTTCGGACGATCGAGAGTGATGTCCGGACGGTCGTGTCGGGAATGTTGGCGCGCGGGATCCATCGCGAGCGCGTTGCAGCCCTGACCGGGGCTCCCCTTCAGATCGTGCGGATCATCGAGGCGACTCTACGGGTCTGATCTCAACATTGGTGGTGTGGTTTGGACATGGAAAAGCCCGGCTTGTGACCGGGCTTCTTTGTGTTAGTGCGGTTAGTTCAGCGCGAGTATTGCTCCATTGCGCGGAGCATGGCGTCACTGTCGTGCCATCCCGAGGCCCAACTCCACGCAAAGGGACCTTTCAAATAAGGATTTTCAGACAGTTGTAGTCCATTGTTGCGGGCTTCACGTCCTTCTTTATATGCCATCGTGCGGGTTCCTTCGAGTGTTAGTGGTTTCAGCGGGCTCCAGCGGTCTTCCAGGGAGACACGGCGATCGCTGCGAGGACTGCGAATACGGCGTAGATTGCGGCAGCGGCGCCATCGGGGATGCTGGTTGGGTATGGGACGATCTTATC